ATTGAAGCAAGAGTAGAACCAGATAATACTGCAGTTCCAGTTGCTTGAGTTCCAGAAGCAGGTGCAGCAATAGCCACAGAAGGAGCAGAACCATATCCACTTCCTAATGTACCTACATTTAATTTTTTAATTTGCCCAACTTCTAGCCAGTTTGGTCGGTTCACATGTGAATCCGAAGTTCCCCATAAAGCCATATTAGTCTCCTATTTTAGATTTAAATTGTTTAAATGATAATGGCATCCCTTTGGCTATTTCAACATCTGGCTCGTCAGCGGACTCTAAGTCTCCACTTTCCACCAGCTTAATGTAGTCTTGGGCAGAGTCTGTAAGATCTTTTACAAGATCCTGGACTTCTGATATAGATAAACCATTAAAGGTTTCAAAACTTTCTGCTGCTTTTTTCAAAGCATATTTTACTTTTCCTACAGATGCTAATCCTTTTTTCATTTTATTAATTGCATTGGTAGCACCAGTGTAGTTATGTCCAGCCATCTTCTTAGCGATGTCGACAGCTTTAGCGATTTCTGCATCGGAGTAGTCTCCTTCATCAATCATTTTGTTTTTGTCTTTTTTCTTTTGTGCGTACATTTCATTTTTGTTCACTGATTTTTTAGATTTCGGTTTCATATACTTAGAATGGTCTTCTGTAGTATAAATTTTTAAATCCTCAGTTGGTACTTCTTTTTCAACACCATGTTCGAATTCTACATCATACCAAGAAACAAAGCCATCGTCAGTTGGTACTGCGTGACTTTCATAAACTGGCTTTCCGAATCCCCATACAATATGTTCTACGACAGTAGCACAGTCATGGTCTTTTGAATGACAGTTTTCTCTTTCTTCGTTAGCACTTTGTGCTTTCTTTTTTTCTTTCTCTTTGCGTTTTGCTATATTCGCAGGATGCATAGGATGTTTTACACCATAAGGTGAATTGGGATGTGAATCTTTTTTAGGTCTTCCTCTTAGATCTCTAGGATCGACTTCTTCTTTAGCAGTTTTCTTTGCGTTATCAAAGTCTTTTTCTGAAGGAGCACCCTTCTCACCTTTTTTTCTCATAGGTCTTCCCTCTTTTCGCTTCTTATGAATATTAGCATATAAAGATTCTTTCTTCATCTTCATTGTTCCTTGAGATTGAATCTTTTTCTTTTCAGCTTCTATTTCTTTATCAACCACCATAGTGTTTTGACCCATCTTTTTCATGCGTTGCTTTTTTAGAAGTAGGTCTGAGTATTTTGCATACTTGCCTTCTCCCATAGTTATGCCTTTTGCTTTCTTAAGTTTTGCTTCCGCATCCCTTTTTACTTTGTCAGCTTTCTTTTGCATTTCCTTTGCTCTTTGAGCAGAGGTCATAGGTTTCATCATGTCTTCATTTTTGACAGCCTTAGAAATAGCTTTGCGTCTTTTGTGTAGAAACTTGTCAGAAGAATCAACATCGCCATCATTATCGATGTCTTTATCTTTACGATCTTTAAACTTCTTTTTCACAGCTTTTGAATTCACTGAATCCAATGCTTCTTGAAATTGTTGATAACTTAATACCTCTGACATGGTGTTCCCCTTTATTTGATAAGTTCGTCTAACTTGGCAACTGCTGCTTTTTGTAGATTACTCATCGGCTTTTCTTCTGCTTCTGGCTCTGCTGGTTTTTCCTCAGCTGGAGTTTCCTCAGCTTTTGGCTCTTCAGCAGGAGTTTCCGCAGGTGCTTCTTGTTCTACAGGTGCTTCAGTTTCCTGAGTAGCTTCTGGAGTTTCATTTTCTACAGCCACTTTCTCATCTTCATTAATCATTTCGTTCTCCTTCATTGTTGAATTTACTATTATTTAGTTCTATTTTACTTTCAAGTTCTCGAATTTTAGCTTCTAATTCCATTACTTTACTTCTTTCTGTCTCATATAGTGAGAGATAATCCATTATTTATCTTCTTTCCCATGACCAATAGACAAATCATCATCGTCATCGTCTAGTAATTCACGCATTTTTTTCTCTCTTTCCTCTTCTTCTTCCATAAATTTATCTATATCAGTTTCCATACGATGCTTTTCATCACTCCCTGCCATGAATTGTTTATAAGCAGAGTTGCCCTGATGTATCTCTTTACCATCTACTGTGGTTGTAGTTGGTCTGAATATGATATCTTCTTCGTCAAAGTCAGGGATCGGATATGGCATATTGTCATTTTCGATCTTATACTTAATAACTTCAAAGATATCTCTAAGGGTTTTGACCCACATTATCTCAGTATTTTCTATTTGAGCACCAAGCATATCTTCTGCATCCATTATAAGTTCAATAGCATCTAGCGAATCTATATCTAAATCTCTTACTAGATGTGCATCCATACCACCAGCATCCATTATCTCAGATACCTCTAACTGTTTAATTTCAGCTAGACCTTCAATAATTTTCTTTTCAAATGCTTCTTCTGATAAGAATTTAACATAGTGCACTTGAACAGCTTGTCCTTCAGTAATAGTTAATCTTTTAGATTCATCTATTTCCTGTTTGTTTTCTGTTAGCCATTCTTGAGCACCATCTAAATCGGATTCACCAATCTGTTCAATTGCCCAAGCAACTTTAGTTTGGTCAGTAGTTTTTGCTGTTGCTTCTTTGTACTTCTCATAATCTTCTAGTTGCTTTTCCCTTGTAGGAATAGCCATACCCATAACTCGTTTGAGTACTCCCTCAGGAAGAGGTGCATTAGGATCTGTACTATGGATATTTACACTAGGGTTTGGTGTTGTAGGCTTGGTCAACCCACCTTGCATTTCTTCCTCTAGTTTTTGTTGCTGTGCTAGATGTTCTTCTACATCTGCTTCGTTTATAAGTTCATCCCATTGTTCGTCAGTTTCTGGGATATCCACTGGATCATTTTTATCATTCATTTCATAATCTCCACTTGATTAATAATTTTAGTTGTCGACTTTTTTACCTGCTCTCCATTGGTAGCATGACCAATATTTCGCTTTATACTTGGGACCTGGATTGTCACATCCATGTCTTGCTCTGAAACTCTTTCTTCTTTTAGGATCGTCTCTTTTAATACTTAGGTTGGGATCTCCAAAGCGAACCACGACCACATTACCTTTTGGACCTTTTACATACACTTTAAATTTTTTATTCTTATTTTCTGATGTACGAATAGGATCGTTAAGTGTCACAGTTTTGCCTTGATATTCTGCTTCGCTTATTACTGGAAGTTCCATAGCTTCGCAAACTGCATCTATAGATTCTTCTCTATGTTCTTTAAAAGTTTTCATCTTTTTTTCACCCCACCATATTTCTTACCAGTGGCACCACCATAACCTTTACCACCTCGAGCTCTTTGCCCTACTGTATTCCCTCTGGTTGAACGACCTTTTTGTTTGTTAGTATTAATTCTTCCACCTCTTAAAACAGTTTTGAATTTAGCACCACCAGATTTTCTACTGTGTAGTCTTTTCTTTTCCATCTGTCTTACTTTAGGTGCTAATTTTAGAGCAATCCTTTTTACTACATGACGCATCTTAGCAATTCTTGCTTCAGCTCTTTCTCTTTCACCAACTGATAATTGATTAGGTGCTTTCTTAAAGAATCTTCTTTTTAATAGCTTAACTGCTAGTCGTCTTGCTCTACTATTTATTACTTGCTGAGATGAGTGTCGACGAAGTGCAATCTTAACAGCTCTTGCTCTCCTTGCCTTTGTTCTTCGTACTCTTACTCTATTTTTAATTCTTTCAGTTCTAGATAATACTTCATTTAATTGTTGTTCTACATCATCGCCCATCCATTCGAAATCTTCCATTTCGACTTCTTCATCTTCGCCTTCTATTTCTATGGCTAGTTCTTCATCATCATAAAGGTCAAATATATCTAACTTACCAGTCATAGGATCTTGTTCAGGATCGAACATACCTACAACTTTGTCTATTTCTTTATCATCTAAGTCATCTAGCATTGCGTCAGCTTTAGGATCTGCTATGAATATTTCTAAGTCATAAGGATCGTCAGACTTTGGTGTTCCTGATTTCTTTTTAATTTTATCAGCTTTTGGTTTATCTTCTTTTTCAGGAGTCATTTCCTGCTCAGTACCTTTAGCAATATCGTTTACTGCATCCTCAGCTTTTTCTTCTTTCATAGCCATCTTAGTAGCAGTCGCATACATTACATCTTTATAATCTTTACCATATCTTTTTTTGAAGTCGGCAGTTTTATCTTTCATGCCTTTAACAATATCTTCTCTTTTTTTCATTTGAGCATCAGACATCTCTTCTATTGATTCTTTTCTTTCTCTTGCTTTGGCAGCAAGATCTTTATCTCTACCACCCCAAGTGCCTTTACCTTTACCGATAAAAGAATTTACTCTAGCAAGTGCCCATTGAATTTGAGTTGCTCCTGGACGATGCCCAGTTTTATATGCAGCCATACCTCTTTTAGCAACTGACATTAATATACCTGCAGGAATACCAGATTTTTCAGCTTTATTTGCTACAGCCTTTTTTAGATTTTCATCTAGATATTCTTCATCTACTTGTTTAAATCTTTCTTCGTCAGAAGTAGCTTTCTTTTTTTCAATCATCTTACCAGTTTCATCTCGCTTCTCAATACCACCAGCGAGTTTTAACATCTTTTTATAATCTTGATAAGACATAATAGACTTGGCTAGATTATAATTGCTATTAGTATCTATCTCATCTACACTTGGTCTTTTTACTTCCCAAATCTTTTCTTCATTAGCACCTTCTTTTCCTGGAAGATTTCTCATTTTTTCTTTACACTTTTTATATTCAGCATAAAGTTCTTCAAACTCTTTTGAACCTTTTTCGCATTTAGACATTTTGTTTTTTGCTTTAGTCATACGCATCATAAGTTCAGTTCTTAATCCTTGTCTTACTTTACGAGTGACATCAGCACCAACACCCATGATACCATCTTTGCCTTCAGACTCTTCATCTACTTTAAATACATGGTACTTTCCACCAACCTTGTCTATCTCGTTTCCTTTTTTAGCATACTTCTTAGCAGACTCTTTATCTCCAAATCTTTTTTCTTTACCTGACTCTGGCTTTCCGTCTTTGCCTTTATAAACAACATTATAATATTCTTCTTTCTTCACTCCAGGTTTGGTTTCTATATTTTTCTTTCGAGCATCTTGAGTTCTAGCACGATCCATCATTTTATCATGCTTCATTTTATCTGCTTCTTTTTCTTTTTTAATTCTTTCTTTGGTAGCTGATACATCTTCAGTTTGATTCCAAAACTTTTCTAGATCGTCTACAGTTTTTAACCATGCTTCCGATTGCATGTCTTCGCTTACAGCTTTCTCTAATTCTTTAGCTTGACCACCATGTGCTTTGCTGGCACCTTTTAGTTTTTTAATTAATTTTTTTACTGTAGGCAAGTCGTCTTTATTTAATTCTTCATCTTTCTTACCATACATCTTTTCATATTTCTTAGTATGTTTAGATTTTTTAGTTTTCTTGAAGTCGCCATCTTTATCTAAATCTCCTGCAGCAGGATCGTATCCTGTAGGATCGTCATCAGATTTTTTAGCATCTCTTTCAAACTCAGCTTTTCTTGCTTTCTTATCTTTATTAGAAACACCTTTATAATATTGGTCAGCTTCATCCATAGGATTTTTTAATCCACGAAGTGGCTCATCTCTACCTGATTTCTTTTTCTTATCTTCTTTATTAGCAACTGCGTCCCAGTTCTTCAATGTATCTTTTAAAGAGTTCATTGATTTACCCATAGGATTAGATACATTTAATTTTTGAGCAGGTCTACGAAGTGAATTGTATTTGTTTAAGATTCCTTCAGATGCTCCTGGAGACATCTTACCTTTAGAGCCATCTCTAAACTCAAAAGTGTAATTGCCTTTTAGATTAATATTTTTTCTTAATTGTAATACGATAGGATCTACACCAGAACCAGAAACTTCATTTACAAACTGCTTGAAGGATTTACTTTCTACAGCAAACTTTCCTTGTCTCATAATAGCTGGTAAATATTGTCTGTCATAATCTATTCCTGCAGTCTTAGCAGTCTGTAGCATTTTGCTTACAATTTCAGCAAACTCAGGAGTGACTCTTTTTGTTCTTAATTTTCTAAGACCAAAGTTTATAAGTTGTGTTGGGTTTGACATCTTCTCAGGATTATCAATACCCATAGAACCAGCAATAATTCTAGCAACTTTAATTCTGTCAGCAGAAGTAAATCTAAATTTATTTTGTGGATCTATTTTAAGATTCTTTTGTTCTTCTAATTCTTTTCTCATATTTGGTTCCTTAGATAGTAAGTCAGCCAAATCAGCATTTATCTTATCTAGATAATCGTGTTTTTCTAACTCACCAATACTATTTAGACTATCTGTAAACTTCATTTTTATGATAGAATCAGCTCCAGCTTCTTCTACTAATGCGAATCCTCTTTCAGCTGCATCTTCTAAAATCTTACAAGATTGGTCGATTAATTTTAAACATGTTAGAGTAGCAACTGGATCTTTATTAGATTCAAATAGTTCTAAAAATTTATCTTTAATTTCGTAATAATTATGTAAGTGTTCAGTTGTGTACCCTTTATAAACTAATTCATCTTCATAGTGATAATCGTTTACAATATTTTTTGCAGATATCTGACGAACTTCGTGTAGCCATTTTTTAGATACATTGCCATCTTCGTCAGATACACTAATATAATTTGCTCCACGATCCATAACTTCGTAGACACCTTTGTCATCTTCTACGACTGAACCAATGTTGAATATTTTTTCTGCTATGTAATCTTCTCTTAATTGAGAAGTTGGTAATACTATTTCTTCTCTAATAGGTGGAAGACCCATACCTTTTCTGACTTCATTAAATAACCTTTTGCTGTCAGCAATAGTCATTCGTCTAGGAACACCCTTTTTAAAGTCAGTAAATTTACCAGAACTAGCAGCAGTTCTCATTTTAGTTGCTGACATTCCCTCAGCCATATCAGAATCAGGATCTCTACGACCTGATGATAAAACTGTTATCTTGTCAAAGTTGTAATCTTTACCATTATATTGGTTAAGCAATCTCTTATACTCAGCAATTCTATCGCTACCAGCGATTAATGTTAGTTCTGTAATCTTGTCTTTAGTATTAAGATGCTTGGCAACTTCTATTATTGTTCTTTGGTTAGGCGACTTCGTTGGCACGAAAGGAGCATTCACACCGAACATTCTCTTCATGTAATAGATCTTGCGTTCTTGTTTTAATGGATTTTTCTTTTTGTCTTCAGTAGCTGTGACATATATTTTGGCAGGACTGCCTTTAGATCGTGCATATTGAGTGACTTTATTGATAAGCAATTCGTGACCTGTTGTTGGAGGATTAAATCTCCCAAATCCGATAACTATTTTTTTGCTAGGCACTTCATTTAGAAGTGTTTTAAAGTCTTTCATTTATGTTTTCCCATCGATTAATAAAGAGCATTTTGCTCGCAATACCTATATTTAGTATCTTACTTATTCCAACCCTTGAGAATTTCTGGAGAAAAATTCAAACGAGAGAACTCTAGTCTATCTACTAATTTTACAGCTTTGCCTGACATCTTGTCAATAGCCACAAATCCTTCAACTCCAGTCACTTTAAACCCATTGCGAGTTCTGACAAAAGTCTTCATAGATCCTATTTGGTTCATCTTGTTGATTAGTGTTTGCTTCGCATCCACCATTAAATTCATCAAAGTAAATATCTCAACGATTTTTTGTTTATCATTTATGAAGAATGCTAATACATTATTCTTCTTTTCTTTCCAAGTCTTCTTACCAGCTTCTGTTTTCTTGCTATCTATTTCTTTCTTGTACTTATTAGCAATATGATGAAACAGTTGTGTCACATGCTGGTTTGGGTTGGTAATTCTTTTTCCTGCTTTTATCTTAGTATTATTAAATGCCTTGATATTAACGAGCAGGTCTTTATTAGCTTGAATACCATTTACAACTTTAGCATCTATCTTTCTAAACTGTCTTCCGATATCTGCAAGTTGCTTAGTAAAATTAGCAGTTTCTCCTGCAGTCATTACACCTTGACCTGAGACATCTTTATAAGTAGCATCGTCAAACCAAACATCGCCACCTAAAATCCCAGGCTGTTTCATTTTCTTAGCAATGTTTTTACCAAACGATGCTCTAAGAGTATCGAATGTATTTCCAGTATATTCAGTATGCCAGACAATACCCATGTGAGCACGACGAATATCATTTGACAATGGAGATATAGCAGGAACAGCATAGACAATAGTATTAGGTTGAAATGTCACCATAGACTGACCATCTATATCTTTTAGTTTTAAATCATTACGACCTGCCCACATTAAGTCTCCTTGAAAGATACCACGATCTGGTAGAATCTTGGGTAAATACCTCAAGCAAATTAATAGCTTTGCTTGTAAGTCCCCAGATGTATCTTTCTTAACATCGGCAGGTGTATAATAAACTTTAGGATCTTTATTGAAGATACCTTTTTTCGCAACAAACTTTTTGCCATTTCTAGGATCTGTACCAGCAAAGATTGCTGGAGCACCATCCCATTTAACAGTAGCATTTACTTTTCCTACAGATTTACCTGCTAACAAGTCACGCATACCTTGCATAAAGTTTATAGCACGACGAGTACCAGCAACTCCCTCATCAAAAATAAGATCTTCAATATGCTCCATGTGAACATTCTTTTGTTCAGTTAGCATTGTCTTAAAACTTTTTACCATTTATTTTTTGTTCCCTAGGAATTTAAAATCATATTCTTCTACACATTCAAGTGCTGGTTCATGTGCCACAGAATACTTACCAATTTGCAAATTTGTACCAGCGATAAATTCACCATTACTCATTTTCATATATAAAATTTCTTCCATTAGTATTGCACCCACTCTTGAGACATTCTTTCTTCATAGATTAAATCCATAAGAACATCTCTTGGTTTTTCTGAATAGTGAAGAACTATCTTTCTAGATATAAGTTCTTTCACAACTTGTTGAAGACTCATGTCAGCAACTTGGTCGCTGACTTGGTCAATTACTATATCGTTTCCTGGATGTGACATTATTGACCCTCCGCATAAGTTAGTTCAGAAGAGAACTGTTCTTTCCAGAACTCTTCAGTTTTAATTTCTTTAGACATACAAGTTTTGTCAACTTGGTCTAAAGTAATATGACCAGCTTCATGTAAGTCAAGAAGCATATCACCGAATGGCTCTTGGTTATTAGAATTCCATCTAACGATATTCATATCATCTATATGAAACCCTGACGAGTTAAGAGCAAACTCTACAGAGTTTGAAGTAGTCGACCACTGGTTATCAAAAAACTCAGATTGCCTTTTGTAATCTCTACCAGCGATTCTGATTTCATCAACACCAACTAATTGGTTCTCAAGAGAATGCATAGTTCTTTGATAAGAACCTTTTTCCTCAGTCATTTTTAAAATTGTCATAGTCATATTTACCTCACTTTTTATCAATTTATAATACTATCTTACTATATTTTGAAGCAAAAGTAAAGGATTATTTCACTTTTTTTATACTTTTTTATTATATAAAAACAAGGACTTATAACTTAATTTATCAAATAATATATAGAGGACTCGTCAGATAGCTTTTTAGCAGTCAAATAGCAGAATTGCATGTGGTCTTTAAATTTATTCTTGGGTAATATTAACATCGAGTACATATATGATGTTATATTTACGAATCTATCTTTTTGTAATTGTGTTGTTTTCTTATCTTTTAATATCTTTTCTATCTCAGCGAAAGATTGAATGGTATTAGAAAGTCTTCCATATTCACCAAACATTTCTTTCATCTCAGCGAGAGCAATTTTCATCTGTGCTGGTGAGACTGAAGTAGATCTTAAACTGTAAGCAAATTTATCTTTTATTTTTAATGTGTATGCCTTTGCGTCAATACCACCTATCTGAGAACCAGCACTTTTATATCTACCCTCTAGTGATACATTTAATGTTGATGCCGATGCCTTAAACCCACCACGAACTTGAAAGCCAGATCTTGTAGATAATATAAAGTTTGCAAATGTATCTGATAAATCCATCTGAGAAAAGTTAAAATCTATATCCAATTTTTGTTTAAACATCTGTCCTGGATCTACAACTGATAGTTTTGCTTTTGGACCTTCTACTTGTTTTAGTGATATAGGAATAATTTCTTTGCTCTTAACTTTTATTGCCAACTGTTCATTTAATTCTGCAGGACTTCTAGTATCTAAAAGATAACTCATATCACATTTTCTATTAATAATCCAAACATCGGCAGGGTTCCAGTTGTCATTAGCTTTACCTGTTATTGCTCTAGCATGTTTATATAACTCTTTCGTTCTAATACCACCTTGTCGTTCAAAGTCAAACTGACCTTTTAGTTCTAGAGTTTTAAATACTTGTAGTTGTTTTATGGCTGAAGTATAAAATACTTCGTCTAAATTATTTTTGGTTTCTTTTTGTTGTGCTTGTACTAATTTAATAACATCATCTTCTTTTAATGTCACTCTAGTATTAGTATAGGCACGAAGAACTTCCATAGAAAATAGTTCTTTTATTTCTGTAAGTAAATTTGTATTTGATTTAGCATTAGCTGAATAATGATTAAATAGAGCATTGATGCTATTAGCTTTTCCTTTTACGAGTAAGACTTTTTTCTTACTATCTAAAAACGAAATGGTATCTCTACCACCACCAGATAATTCTAATTCTTTATCAGCTTTATAATTTTTGAGAGTTATCTCAAACTTATCTGTTCCTGGAACTATTTTTAGAAGACGAAGTTCGTTCAGTAGTGTTTGTGATAGTTTCGTTTTAAAAACTACACAATGACCTTCGCCATAAGTCTGTTTGTTATTAGTAATACTTGCCATAATTACTATTTATTCTACTTAAATTTAGACAAATGTAAAGAACTATTTTGCTTTTTTTGCTTTGATATGTTTCGCTATTTTCTTAGCATATTCAGGCTTTAAGAAGTCTATCCTTGCCCATGGCTCTTTATTATATCCTTCTTCTTCTGCCCATCTCACAAAGTATCCTACTTCTTTACCATGTGCTTCAACTTCCCATGGGGAATCCCAATAGTCCATCTTCTTAGTATTATATGCTTTCTTCTTATAGCGAGTTCTAACTCCATCAGAATACTCATACATATCACCAGATGCCCATTGTTTAACATGACACATTTCATGAGCAATAGTTTCTAGCATGTGTCTTAACTTAGACTGTTCCTCTACCTGTATCTTAAATTTTTTTGGACGATATAAGTCATCATCAATCCAAGATAATCCCTGGACTTTTTCTTTAATGTATAAGTTCTTTTGAATATAGATGTTTACTGTGACAGATGTTCGGAGTCGAACATCCATGGTTTTTCTTGATACCCAGTGTGCAATGGATCTCACAAGTTTCCTCGTGTCCCTATCGCCACCTCTGACATTGATTATTGCTTTATCTCTGTACCAATTGTTTTGTGCCATCTGCTATATTTAGTTTTTCCAAGATATGATTTATTAGGACTAATTGATCCTCTGAATCGTTATTATTAAACTCCTCTATATAAGGCATGATGTCAAAGTTAGATAATATGTTATTTATCTTGGTTCTCCTTGATTTCAGGAACTTCTCGTCCTGATTGTCTGCTCTGGAGACATGTCTTTCATCTAGGGTACTTGGGTCTGCCTTCATGTAAATTATGCTCATATCGTGTCCCTGAGTAAGCATTTCTGTAAGAAATGAGCCTGAAAACAGTCGATCTCCCTCAAATACGATATTCACTCCCGATGGAGCATAAGAATCTTTAAACCATTCTATTGCCTTTGGCTGTACTGCCATTGACAATCTATCAGTGCCACAGAACATGTGTGCTTCATTGAAATAATCTTTTCCGAGAACAATAGTATTAATGTCTTTACACCACATACCATATAATAGATCTGTAAGTTTTACATCTTCCCATTTATATGGTTTCATCCATTGTTTCATCAATGTTGATTTACCTGTTGCTGGTTCTCCACCAATCGCTATAATCATTATTCTCCTCCAGAGTCAAAGAAATCTTTATGTCTACAATTTTCTTTATCTACTAATTCATGCTGTAATAGTACACATGTGATATCAGGATTTATTCTTTCGATCTCTTTTATTTGTATAGGATCGTCATCAAAATGTATTCCTATTTCTATCTCTCTTTGAACTCTTAACATCTTTATAACATTGCCTTTATGGATACCAGAACCTTTTCTAGTTTTATTTTCAAACCTTGCTGGATTCATAAAGACTTCATTCTTAATACCTTTTGCAGATAGCATAGCAGAAGTTTCATCCCACTCATCTATAGATCTACCTGTAATAATGACATCACTTTTTCCTGGATAAACACCATCGTGCTTACCCATATAGATAACACCATCAATATCAAAAGTATTAATTTTAAAAGGATGCATGCTACTCATA